GGCCAAAAGCAGTTTGAATCGCGGTAAACTCAGTGGTGAACTCGCTACCCTTAATGACCTTATCGGGGTCGTTAGTAGGCAACGAATCTTTTGCACCGAAGTTGGTCGTAGGGGTATACGTAATTGCCATATTAAGATACCTTCCGTATCCAGTCTTAGAGGGCGCTGCTGTTGCCGCTTCGGGTCTAACAGCCAGCTATGCTTCTGAATAAGTGCCGGGGTTTATAAGCCGCCCCGGCTCGGCTGTATTGCTTAGACGGTACCGAAGAGCTTCACACCAGCCTCAGGACGGTAGGTCTCAACGCCGTACAGGGTGTCGGCGGTCATCAGGTCAGCAAGGTACTCTTGCTTGTACTGGGTCTGCACGCGAACGCCAAGCTGCTCCGCGAACACGATAGCGTCTTTGTGCATAAGCAAAGCGCCTTTCTCGTCGGTGTTCTCGGTGGGCAGGTTGGTGGAAACGTACACGTCCACGCCGTAGAGGCTGCCGATCTTGCCAGTCTCAACGGGCTTGCCGGTCACGAAGTCGGTGCTGACGTAGTTGGTCACGCCAAGCAGCTCCTTCTTCATGGCAGGCGGAATGACGAACACGCGGTTGTCCATCGGGACATCGTTGTCGTCAAGCACCTGCAAGGCTTCGCGGAAGCCAAGGTCGGTGAAGCCAGCCGTTGCCGTACCAGCAGCGGTTTGCGTACCGGCGCCGGTGAGGAACTCAAGCTGAGAGGTGAAGTTAGCAGCTTCAGCAATGAGTGCCGTGTCAACGCGGGTAGCAAGAGCGTAGCCAGCATCGGAGGTGTAGAACTGGCGGAGGCTGTTCAGAGCCTGCACGTCCACAATGTCCTCAATCAGTCGGCTGTACTCGTAGTGCTGGTCGATAGCAATCGTCAGCTCAGACTCGGTGGCAGCGATCAGCGTCACTTCCGTTTGAGCAGCCTTGACGCTGGCATTGCCACGGGTCGGCTTCGGAATGTGAATCGTGTCGCCTTTCTTGCCAGCCATCGCCATGGAGCGAACGAGGGGCTTAACAACCAGGGACTTCTCGTATGCAGCAATGATTTCATCGGACCAAATCTCGGGGATGAAGGTAGCTGCGGTGGTTTTCGTTACGTGGTTAGATCCAAGTGCCATGATGTATTACTCCGTTAGTTTAATCATTTGACTCGACCCTCCTGATACGCTTTCATGATTTCAGGCATGAGGGCTTCGTATCGTTTCGGGTCTCGGTTCATTAGTTCAATAATGTCTCGACGCCGGTAAACCTTCCGCGACTTAGCGCTGTCGGGGTTGGACCGTGCCGAACCTGTAGAAGCTTTCTTGATTTCATTCTGTTGAGCCACCTTTTCGACCTTAGCGGTTTGCTCGACGATACCGCGACGCTCCTTGTAAAGCGTTAGCAGCTCGTCTGCGGCAGCAAAGTCATAACCTTTATCTGCTCGCTCAAACAGCTCACGTCGAACTTGCGACTTACCAATCCACTCCTGAAAGCCAGAGTCCGTTAAGACTTCTTTCATGTCAGGGTGTGCAGCTTGTAGTTGAGCCAGCGCTTGAGACTTAGCCATTTCTGCCGCCACAGCCTGAGACTGCTTAAGCATTGGATGATTCTCAATAGCTTTCTTAACTGCTGCTTGTGGATCGGTGAAGAAGTCCACCTCGTCCACTTCCGGTTCCGGTGCAGACGGAGCTTGTTGCGCTGCAATAGACTGCTTAACCATTTCGTCAAAGGCTTTGCGTAGCTCTCCAACTTCTTGGCTTTGCTGGCCTAGGCGTTGCTCCAGCTCCCTGTGCATCGTCGCAATCTCTGATGCACTTTTGCCCCTGTACTTCTCGGGGAGATCGTCTTCGGCTGCTTGTGGCTGTTCTACCTCTTCCGCTTCAACATCAGCGGCTTCTGGCTCCAGCTCCTCAAGCGTACCGACTTCGGTTGCCTCATCAAGCTGTTCTTCGGGGGCGTCTACTAATCGTGCCATTATTAAACTCTCCGGCCCTTGCGGGTTATCAGATTAAACTAAACGGGGCGTATGGCTTATGCTTGTCCGTTCTTAAGGCCAGCCCTAATATGCTCTCGCTCCCACTTCATAGCTGCGCCGGGAAAACTCCCAGAGTAGCCTTCAAGCTTACAGCGTACAGGGCTGATGATGCGTTTGGCAGGTTTACCGCAGGCTCCGCACCGGAACGAGTCGCTATCCCTACCAAACACTTCAGTTACTTCAGAGCAGCTTTCACACTGCACATCAAAAATCTTACGCACGCGCTAAGCGTCCGGCTCTTCTTCCGATTCTTCCGCCTGCTGCTCTGCGGCAAGCACAGCGTTTTCCCAACCGGCGATTTGCAGCAGCGCTTCAAAACGGCCTTTAGCTTTCCAGAACTCGTTAGACGAGTCGATGGCGCCAAGGTTAAGGCTTTGAATAGCCACTCCAATTTCTTTTTGGAAGTGCTTCCAGCCGTCCGTAAGAAACAGGCTACGGCAATCTTCAAAAAACTTCTGGTCTTCGCTACTCATCTACTTTCTCCTTAGTAGTGTTACGACGGGTGGTTGCTTGTGGAGCTGATGCTAGTGCATCAACTTTTTCCTCAATAGCTTCTAAGCGTCTGAACACATCCTGAAGGTAGGAAGTAGTGTTCTTAACTAATTCGTCAAACTTAGCTTGTGAAACAAGTGACATGGTTGTCTCCGTGAGGCCCTGTCGTGGCTTATTGTACTACATAGAATAGCTTATATTTTATCACATTTTGCAGCAAATGTCAAGCCCTATTTCTTGCTCTTCGTACCGCTGCACTTCCAGCGCTTGCGGCTAAGGCGCAAAGGGCTGTTTGGGTCTTTGGCTGCTTTGGGGTGGCTTTTCATCTGTCCAGCGCTGCGTGCGCAATACGCGTCACCTTTGGAGGTTCCAGGGCGCACACGCGGCCCGCCGCCTTTGGCCTGCCCCGCTTGCCCATACGACACTTTGCGCCCACTAGCGGTAATCTTAACCTTCGCCTTGCCCTTGGCGGGCGTACGTTTATTTGGCATTACGCTTTCTCCTGCGGCCAGAAGCCGTTACGGCGTGCTTAATAGGCTTGCTGCTAGTTTTGCGTTTGGTAGACGAACGTTTCTCAGCAGCAGTCATTTTGTCTGCCACGGCCTTCGGGCGGCATGACGGGTAAGGGCGCTTCTTTTTGTCTTTGCCAGAACGGCCACACTTCTCGCCGGTCTTAAGATCACGCCAGTCTTCCTTGAACCATTTAGTCAAACCGCCCTTAGGTTTAGGCATAGGTGCCTCCTCGCTTTTTGTACTCTTTGGTTAACCAGCCGCTAGCATACGCGGACGGCCAAACGTCAAACTTACGCTTAGCCTCTGCCTTAACCTTTGCGTACAACGCTTTGTTCTTTGGCGTAGGGCCTGACTTCTTAGTAGCTGCCACGCTTCATGCTCCGAGTCGTGCGCTTAGCTTTGGTGCGGGACGCTGCGCCAGCGCGCTTAAGGCACTTACCGGCTTTCTTGCACTTAGCGGGGGACGGACAGGATGCACAGGGTTTCATCGTTTACTCCTTGGTTACGGGTAGGTTGTTACACCATACAATGCCGGGAAGACCGGCGCTATTGGTTTCCAGGTACCAGTCGCTGCGTCCCACGCTAACACGTCACCATCGTTTGGCGTAGCGTTTGACACATCGCAGGCTTCTTGAAGCTTTTTGGTAGTTGACGGACGCACAAAAATAGTGCCTTGGTTTTGATGTGAGCGCGTTACGGCAGCAACAAGCACTGAACACACAGGAGGCGTGGGCTCTACATTAGTAAGCGTTCCAGGCGTAGCGGAAGAAAGCCAAAGCAAGTCTCCCTCGTTAAACGCCAGCGTATCAATGTTACGAACCTTACCAAAAGACGTAACGTATCCAAACTCGTTATTGTCAAAGTCTTGATTAGCTACGCCAATAACCCACTCTTGCCGAAAGCCAGAAGCATTTATGTTTGCTTTCTGAATAAGCAAGTGATCGCCTTCAGCGCCAGCAAACATAACAACTTGCCCTTTACTAATGGCGCCTGTAGCTTTGGCATAAAACAACTCTTCTTGCCCAAGCTGTAGCGTTACTTCGTCACTTAGCGGAAAGTTAATCGTACCTTCGACGTTATTCCAAGACGTAGCGCCACCAGAGCCGGGGACGTAAAGCGATGTAGCTTGATCGCTGCCACTACCCTGCGACTGCCCCAGTACGTACGTATTGCCCTCAGACGCCCCCAAAAGCTCTGTAAGCGCTCCTACGTCTACCTCGCTACCATCCGTAAGGGTAAAGACTAACGAGCCGTCAGCGGCAATATAGGCGCTCTCAACGCCTACACCGTCCTGACCGTCAGCGCCATTGGCTCCATCTGCGCCACTAGGCCCTTGTGGTCCTTGTGGTCCCGGTACGCCTTGCGGCCCTTGCGGTCCAGGCTTGCCGTCACGCCCATCTGTTCCGCTTGGTCCTTGCGGCCCCTGTGGTCCAGCAGGCCCTTGTTGCCCAGGCGCTCCAGCAGGCCCTTGCGGACCTGTGAAGCCATCCATCTTTTTAACTAATGCTAGGAGCGCTAGATCAGAAGCCATAGCTTATTGCTCCTGTTGCGGTGCTTGCGGCGCGCCAGCGCCTCCCATTTCGGTTAGCTGGCGGATTAGCTCCGCTTCGGCTTTAGCCTTAGCCATTTCGGCTTCGTTGTTCTGCTTGCCCCGTAGCTCTTGCTCTTTAAGCAGCAGCTCTGCCATCTTAACACGGCGCTCAAAGTCTTTGTCTGCAACGCCGTCGTTGTTCTGGTCGCTGTACTTAAGGGTAAGCTCCGTGGGTGCAAGCTGCGTTTCCGTGTTGTACTTGTTAGCACGGGACTGCGACTCAGCGGCCTGTGCTTGGAGTAGCTGCACTTGGCCTTGAAGCACAGCCATCTGCGCTTGCTGTTGCGCCATAGCCATCTGCTGCGCTTCTGGGTTGGGCTGGTTGCCCGCATCAATGGCAGCAATCAACTCGTCACGGTTGGTGACGTTAAGATGGTCGATAATTCCCTTGATAACCGCGCCATGCGCCGGAGACTGTGGAGGTACCATCTGCAGGATTTGTGCAAGCTGTGCCACTTCATACTCACGGGCCATAGCGCCAAGGGAGCTAAAGGGAACAAACTTGTAATCCCGAACAGGATAGTTCTCAGGATCAAACTGCATGTAGCGGTGTGCTGCTTTGCGCACAAAGGGAATCAAGAAGTTCTCTTGGAAATTCACTAGCGTACGCTTCTGACGCTTGACGATAGCGCCTTGCGTCATGGACATGCCGGCAGCGGTTACGTCATTTTGCACCATGCCCGCGTTTGCTTCAGCAGCGCCGGTAGCTTGGCTAACCATTTGCTGTAGCTGTGCGCCCTGCGCAAAGGTTACTTGGTCAAGCTGTCCAAACTTAAAGGGCAGCAGTGCGTCAGACGGCGAGCCGTTCGTCAACAGCATACGCCCCGGCCTAACTTCAAGCTTATGGCCTCGCGGAATGCGCGTTGCGTCCACGGCCATCATGGGGTGCGTAGTAAGGGCGAGGGCGTCGATGCGTGCACGAAGCTCGGCGTCCAGCGCTTTTTGTGACATATAAGCTTTTTCGCATACACCCCGCCCCCAGAACATGCTCGGCACAATATCCCATTGGAACGCCACGACAGGGCGATCTTGGCACATGTAGGGTGACGGAATGGCTTTGAGCAGCGTGCCTTCGTTTGCAATAACAATCACAGCTTCAACGTAGCTGCCCTTCTCGGCAATCTCGTCTTCCGACACGCCCTCTGCCAGC